TGAGTAGGGATTAAGGTATGGCGGAACAAGATACAACACTTGCTGGAAAAACTGGTGAGGAACTAGAGTCCGCACTTGTTCAAAAACAAGCTGAACAAGCTGAAATGCCAGCATTGCCAGCAGAGCAACAAATAACTCCGACTGCTTTGGAAGCAAAAGCTGACGAGTTTGTTTCTCCTGACGTGGCAAAGATGCCAGAAGTTGCTCCGGCTGTTTCTGCTCCTGAGATAGACACGGCTGCACTAGAACAGGCGGCTCCGATTCCTACAGAAGCCCCCAAAGTTGAAGCTGCTAAAGTCGGAGAGGTGACTCCGGCCAAAGCTGCAGCGGGAAAAATATCAGACGAATCTGTGATGGCGGCGGCTCAAGGGGAGTTGTCTCCGGAAAGTTTGGCCGAAGCTGCGACAGCGGAACTTGATCCTCGTGCCACCACTCGTTACCAGCTTGCTGAGTTATTTAAAAGCGTAGAAGAAGGCCAGCCATTACCTGCTTGGGCATCTCCTGCAGTACGAAATGCTACAGCTATAATGCAGCAACGAGGTCTTGGTTCTTCATCTATGGCTGCAGCGGCGGCTACACAAGCCTTGCTTGAGGCAGGTATTCCGATTGCGGCTCAAGATGCAAACAAATACGCCACCATCCAACTGCAGAATTTGAGCAACAAACAGCAAGCAGTATTGCAAAACGCTGCAGCTTCAGCGCAGATGGACATGGCGAATTTGAATAATCGTCAAGCTGCCGCTGCGAATAATGCCAAAGCGTTTCTTGCTATGGACATGCAAAACTTGACTAATGAGCAACAAAGTGCTACAATTAGTTATCAGGGACAACTTCAAGCTATGTTGTCTGATCAAGCACAAGAGAATGCAGCAAAACAGTTTAACGCAAAAACACAAGCTGAAGTGGATATGTTTTTTGCTGATTTGGGTACGCAAATTGAATCGGCCAACGTAAACAGAAAAGCAGCCGTAGAGCAGTTTAACGTATCCCAACAAAATTCTATGGCCCAGTTTAACACGCAGATGACTGCTGCCCGCGACCAGTTCAACGCAAACATGTCTGCTCAGATCGCACAGAGCAACGCACAGTGGCGCAGAGATATCAACACAGCCAACACGGCGCAGCAAAACGCCGCAAATCAGCAGAATGTTCAAAACTTGCTGGCTATGACGCAACAAGCCCAAGCAAATTTGTGGCAACTATATCGTGATCAGGCGGCTTGGACAATGCAAATTTCGGAAAACAATTTGGCGCGGGCACACAACGCCGCCATGCAAGCTGCGTCTATTGCCGCTAGTGAAAACATGTACGACGAAAAGTACGAAGACTTTTTGATCACAAAAACTATAGATAATATATTTTCATAGGATAAGCGATGTCAATATTTAGTAAAATACTTGTCGCTGCTGCTCCTTCAATTTTAGGAACAGGCATCGAAAAAGTCGCAGAGTACGGAACAGAATATTTTGGGTCCGAATCCGGCATCGGATCTTTTTTAAGTAAGTTTGGACCTAAAGTAGGAGAAGACAGCAGTTTTGCCGGACAGATAGGGTCCGCTGTGGCAAGCGCCATTTCCGGAGACAAAGGTCTTCAGTTGTCAGATCTGCCATCCGTAAATCTTCCCAGCGTTTCCTCGATGGCGGCGGCTCGTATGCAAGCGGCAGGACAAGCCGCCAGAGTACCTCTGGGATCAGGAAACAGAGTTCCGGATTATATCAGTAATTCAGGAAGAGTTAAAAATATGCTATCTCGTGTCCAAACCATTCCGATTCCCCGACCAAATATACCCGCAACAGGATCAACAATTTCGCTGGCATCCAGCAAAGTAACATCCCGCAGAAAAAGGACGGTATCGTAATGCTAGATAAAATTACTCCTCTTGCTGCACCTCCCGGTCACTCTTTAACGGGTACGCCGGGTCGTTGGCCGTGGGAACGGCCACCACAGCTTGTAAATCCTGACGATGCAATCGACTTTATTATTTCAAAATTTGAAACAGGCGGTGGCGAAGAAGACCTTGCTAAGATGATGTTGGCGGGAATTACTGTAGAAGAAATTGTGTCGCAAATTGCCTTTAAAGGTTTTATGGCGGGTACATTTACGCCAGACGTAGCCGAACTCATAAAGCCAGCTTTGGCTGTATATTTGGTTGGTCTTGCTGACGATGCGGGATTCGAACCTGTACTATTTAACAAAGAGCCGGAATTGCAACGCGAACAAATGGAAGACGCCACGTTCTTCCAGATCATGCGCCAAAGAAACCCACAGCTTTACCGCGATATGGTAGAAGAAATAAATCGTGAACAGCGGATGAGTCAAGAGGCTCCTAGACAACAAGTAGAAGAACAAGAGCCGTCTGAATCGTTCTTGTCCGTTGAAGGAGAGTAAATATGGGGGCACCACTAGCACTGCTTGCAGCGTACGCTTGGTCTGCAAAACAAAAAGGCGACAGGGCACGTAACGAAGCAGCACAAAAGTTAAAAGCGGAAGCAAAGCAAAAGCAAGACGAAACTGCTCTTTGGACTTTGTACGAACTGCCAAACAACACCTTTGGTGCTGCCCGCATGGATGACAAGGCTCGTAATTCGTTTTTCGTTAATGAAGGTGCAAGAGCCGTGAAAACAGGACAGCCTAGTCAGCTTTCTTATGACGTTCCTGCAGAAAAACAGCAACCAATACCTATTTATCGTGATCCGAAAACCAAAAAAGAAGGCCCGATGTCTGTGTTTTCTTTTGACGATCAGCTTAAAAATCCTCCCTATCGCATAGGCATTCAAGACGGTTTGACTGGCGAGATTAAATACGACGCCGATCATATAATCAAACGTCGCGAAGCTGGTGATCCTTTGGCATCAAATCCGAAGCGTCAATACAGTGCCGCACATCCAGATCACGGGGAGTTCAAGGGAAGCTACGAGAATGTAATTAACTGGATAAATAAAAACAACATAAAGCTTGACGACCCAAAGCTGAGTGGAAGACAGTATCTACTGGCGACAAATAACGAAGGTGTAGAGGTTATTTCTAACGACTCCGCTTTCAATTTCATTAAAGAAGTACAAGACAACGGGCCGACAAGTACAAAGGACATTCTGATTACACTGAAGGACGGTACACAATTCTATGAGTCGGAAAACAGGAAATATGATCCCTATGACGTAAAGTCAAAAACTACTGGAACGAAAGTAGGTGACAAGTGGGAACCCTCTGCAATAGAATATTTTCCAGCCGGAAAAGAAGACGAACCAGAAAGGGCTGAAGTATCGGAACTTCAAAAAGCAATAAATGTAGGAGAACTTCCGTATTATTTTAAAGTCGGAGAAACAATCGTCGGGTCAAAGCAAAACAAACCAGAAGACCGAATAAGCAGCGTTTTGACGCAACTGGCAAACTCTCCCGAATCGTTCAATGCTCTTTCACAAGGTATTTCTAGCAACTCCGGTTCCGCGAATAGATTTGTAAACGGTATTTTTAAAGACGCTTATGATGCGTACAACGACACAAAAGTCGGACCAGACGGTCAGCTTCTGTACACGTACAAGGCAGAGGTGACTTTTACAGAATTTGTGAACGATAACTACCCGTCTTTGCTCGAAATCCCCGGAATGCAGGACAAGATTAAACAGCAAGACGAGGGACGCAGACAAAATCGGAAAAATGTTCTTACCCAGCAGAACACAACTGCTAATACTGTTGCAAGCGTATCTGTAATCAAAGAAAAAGCACCGGAAGAACTGGCTGCTCTCGACGGTGTACCTCACACACTAGAACTTGCAATTGTGGACAGATATCCTCAAAAGTATCAAATTTTAGTAGATACAGTGCTCAAGCCCTATCTAAATCAGGCTATAGGAGATTCTCGCAACAGTCTTGGTGAAGAAATTCCAAAAGAAGATGCAGTTAATCTGGCGTTTGGAAAGTTCATTACATACAAAACAGATGAACGAGGACTACTTGTACGAGATGGCGCGAGGAATCCGATTCCATCTGATGATCAACCCATTTTGGAGTACCTTGAAAGTCTACGTGTAGCGGGTATTGGCGGAACAAATCTTACTCTGTTTGATAAGTTTATAGAGATTCTTGATCCTCGTAAAAGTAAAGTAGATCAGATGGATGCTAACCACAAAGAAGTTTCCATCCGTTTTTCTGACGCTGTTCAAGGAGACATAAAGCTGGCAGTTCAAGTTGTTGCTCCGATGATGCGGAGTAGTGCGGGCGTCAACCAAGCTATGAACACTCGCTTCGCTTTTGGAAACAGCAAAAACAAAGAAGCTGAGTTTGTTCGTGATCAACGTAGCGTACGCGATGCTGCTCGAAGGGGTATAGATGTCGTCAATCAAGCTATAGGTACATTCACTAATCCTGTAAGCGGAGGAGAAACAGGTACTCAATTTGTAGGTAACATATCACTGTTTGTAGAAGGTGCAAAATATCTAGGCGGAAAAGCAGCAGACTTCATAGGAATTGACTTTAACAACAAGGAAGCTGTTGTATCAGCAGGTATGGATTATGTAACACGATCTAGGGCGAAGCTAAAAGCGCTTGGTGGCTTAAAGGAAGACAGTGACGCACTTGCTCGAATCGAAGAAGATATCAGACTGGCTGCAAACTCGCAATACGCCAAGCGTGAATTCTTTACTCTTGTTCTTGCTTACGAAGTTGCTGCAGCTATTCAGGGTGGAACTGGTGGACGTACGATTTCTGACCAAGACGTTGCTTTGATTTTTAGAGGTCTTCGTCAGCGATGGTCTGACGATGCCGTTGCACAGCTTGCAGCTTTGAACGCAGTAAAGGGAATGCTGGAAAGATTTGAATTCCGCGCAAATCTTATGTCTGATAGCAGAGATTTGAAATCACGAGCAGCGTATCTTACTGCAGAAAACATGCTTGTGGCGGCAGGATTCAGCCCAGCAGAGTATTACACAACTGACTACGTTGTATCTGAGTTTTCAAGCGAAGCAGTTCCTCCAGCAGGTGCGGGTGATTTTTACGGTCTTGGGGAAGAGGAATACAACAATCGCCTCCTTGAAGAGATCAACAAAAACAGATCCGCAGTTGGTGATCCTGTATTCAACAGCATAGAAGATGCTAAAAACGACCCGATGTTTAGTTCCAACGTACCAAAAATACTAGACACACTGAATAGACGCCTTTCTAAACAAAAGGAAACATAATGGCAAACTCCACATTGCAAAGTGAAGCGGAACGTCTTGGATTCAAGCCTCCCGCCAGCTATCGTTCTTTTGCTCCGCTTGCGGGTCCAACGATAGAAGCAGCGGAACAACGTGCATCAGAAAAGATGGGACTGATGTATCCGGCTGTTGACACACAAGCAGCAGTTGTGACTACTGAACCCGCTATGATTCCGTTTACGGAAAAGCAATTTTTGGGTGCAGGTGTAGCCACTGGTCGCCAAGTCCCTGTGGATTGGAGACTTGCAACGCCAAGCGTTTCTGTTACAGATATTCTTCCCCTTGACAATCCGGAGTATGTTGAAACTCAATTTATGAAGTTCGATGCGTTCGAAAACGCACAGGGTGATACAATATCTTTGGCTGGATACGATTACGCCCAGCGGGTTAGCGTTGCCGATAGATTTGGAGCAACAAAAATGCTCCGCTACGAAGACGACATGTCTATTGACATTCCGTGGGAAAGGTCAATAACCAAGTTTACACGCTTTCCCGAAGAAATTGATGTTGGAGAAGCGAAGCTTGACATAGCCAACATGTCTTTCGATCAATATAGAAATATGGTCCTTGCTAACAGGGCATTTTCTACCCTTGCCACTCCGAATCCGGAATTGGGACGTGCCATACACGCGCAATATATTAACGAAGTTCTTATTAAAAACGGAGTTGATGCGCGTGGTCGCTACATGATTATTAATCAGGCGCAACAGCGTCCTGCTACGGATGAGGCTGTTCGTATAGGTCTTGGTGCAGTAGAAACCATTGGCGGCGGGATTGTAGAGACAGTTTTGTGGGGAGCCGGAGAAACAGCCGGATTTATTGGCGACATGATGGGCGTAAATATGAGTGGCACAATAGCCGACTATCAAACCCGTCAGACTGTGGTAGATAACTGGTGGCGTCCTATGTCTTACGAGGTGCAAGACTATTGGGCACAACAAAATGTTATTCTTGATCTGGCAGACGCAGAAGATATTACGCGGATGTATACCGGATTTACTCCGCTTCTTGGTCAGCTTGCCGCAGAAATTGTGGGTCCGTCAAAGGGAGTAACCGCAGTACAAAGATTTACAGGCAAAAAAGAAGTACAGCTTTTTGAGGCTTACTCAGCCAACATGCTTGCCAAAAACAAAGATTTGACACAAGAAGAATTGATTACAGGCTTCTTAGATATGCGGGAGCAAGAGACATGGCTCAAGCTTCCGTACAGAGAAGCGGCTCGAAAAAAGACTTACGAACAGCGTCTTGTTACGGGGTTCCAGCTTCAAGATGCGGCCTTACCTGCAGCAGAACGAGCCGAAGTTATGCAGCAAGTAAAATATCTTTCCGGCCTACACGCCAGACGTGATGGTCTGACAAAGGCGATGATTGATGCTCCAACACCGAAAATATCTTCTGAAATTGCGAAAATAGATGGCCTTATTGGCGATGCTACAATCGAACTTTCAAAAGTAGAACGCCGCAGTAGCATTCCAAAATTCATCAGAGACAGCCGTATCCAAGATACGTACATCACGGTTGGGGCTGCTTCATTCGGACATTTCTTTGGGGAATCCGGATATGCCGACAAGGACATTGGTATCTTGGCGGGCATGGGAACTGGTATGATACTGTACCTGTCTAAAGGCAAGTTTCCGGCTGCGTATGGATTTATAGCAAGTCGCGTTACATCTGACGAAAGAAAGAAACTAAGCTTCGCAGTACAGGAGTTACAAAACGCATCTCCTGAAATGCAAAAGATGATAGAACTGCAAGCAGAAAAAATTGCCGCCTATCAAGATGTACTTGTAGCACAGGGTGTTAACCCCGAAGTTTTAAAAGTTTCGCTTCCAATTATAACAGATATCGTAACACTTCGGCACTTTGAAAATTCACTCAATCAATCTATTGCTGCAAAGGCGTCGATGTCTGGCAAAGAGTCCGAACAGATTCAAGAAATCTACAGCTTGAATCAAAGATTAAACGGAGAGTTGAACAAAGTGCTTGCCGATTTTGAAACGGGCACTGAGGCGGACAAAGAGTTTTTTGAAATGATTCGATACTTTATCGATGAAACAAAAACTGCCAGAGATCGCATCGGAAACGACATCGAAATTATGGAAAGAGAAGGTGTCGGACACTACATGAATATCCTGAATGGGAACACTGCTGCCTTAAAGCACACGTCTCCGCTTGGGGTTGACGACACCACAAAGTTCAAATCTTATCCTGAAGCTTTGGAATCTCTTAACAGAAAAACTCTTATCGACTATTCTGCACTTCCAACTGATGAATTCAAGGCACAAATCAATGTTACGAACGGCGTTGTAAACTCGCAGATAGAATTAAAAGCAAACGAACTTGTGTCACGGATAGGAAACGAAGCCGATGCACGAGCAGTATTTTCTGCTGAACAAAGTCTGAATGTGGATAACAACGTAACACCATCAGGTTTGTTTTCATTGCATCTGCATACGAAGTGGTCGGCAGATAAAGCTATCGCTTCACGGCCTTATGAATATTTAAAAAGTGAAGATGTTCGCTTTTACGATGTTCAGCAGAATCTTCTGGAAGGTGAGCCTACTGTAAACGTACTTGACGTGATACAGAGTTACTTTGATGTTCCTGTTCCGGGAGTAGGGGCTTTGTCTCCGATATCAAAGACGGACATCAGTCCTGCAGATCGAAAAGTCATAGACAACTTAACTGAAGAAATGACCAATCCGTTTTTTGATGCTTTGGCTCAAAAGAACGGAGTATCAAAGTCTCAGCTTTTAAAAGATTTACGAACAGAGGCAGAAGAAGCAGGAGTGTCTTTTCCAAAAGGAAGAAGTTCACAAAGCATACTTGCAGAACACATGGTGCAGCAAGCAGCAAAAGCAGGGGTAAATCTTCCGTTTTTTGATATGAATCCCGCGCAGCTTCGTAGACTTGAAATGGCAACAAACGATTTGCAATTCAAATACAGAACCAGCGGAGAAACATCTGACAAACTCAGAAACGTAGAGACTCTGATTTCCTCGAAATTTGATGATTTCGAAGTGGACGGTGTTCCAGTCGGACAAATAGGTATAAAAGACGAGTCAGGAAATATCGTATCTTTTAAACAATACCTAGACGATGCTAATGAAGGATGGAAACAGTACAAGCAAAACTGGCACGATTTGTCTGAAGATGCGGTTGTTCCAAATCTTATGTCGTGGGGCAATCAAACAAAAGTGCCCGTGACTGCAGACAATCCGGCGGGCGTCCGATTCAACAAGCCTGTAAATCAATGGCTGAGTGTTGAGAATATGGTTGATCCGGCAAAATCCGAAGCACTCATGCTTTCTTTAGGACGCACATTGGGTCAGCCTGTTGGCTCTCTTGGCTTCAGACTTATTGAAGGCGCGGCAGACACGAAGACGGCCCAAGCGTACGTTCGTGCTGCAGTAGCGCAACACATAAGTGGTTTGAGTAAAGCAGGGACAAACGCCAAAGACTTGACAAAGCTTGCACAAGACATAGAAAATAACATCTATATGGTAGATGCTAACGGTGCTAAAAAGCCATTGATATCTGTTGCTAAAATTGTTGATGACACTATAGGCAGTCTTGAGAAGTCTGTTCCAAAGCAAGTCCTTGATGCAGCTAACGAGTCGCTTCGAATTGACATAAACAACGCAATACGTGTAGCAACAGAACCTGCAAGAAAACGGAAAGAAGCACTGGACGATGCTGTAGAAGTAATCAGACGTGCTGACAGTATACAATTAAATGCAGAAGACATAGGCACATATCTCGTAGGCGGTGGAAGAGATAGATACACGAGAATAAAGAAGGCTCTTAATGAGTTGCAAACTGAAGACGGCAGCTTAAAATACACACCAGAAGAAGTGAACACAATAATAAGAGACGCATACCTCCTCGATTTACGTAGGCGCATGTTCAAGCCTACGGGAAGAAAGCTTGTAAAGCGCGGGCAAGACTCGTCTGGCAACCCCGTAATGATTGAATCGGACGAGTTGACAGAAGACATAGCCTCTTTAAATCTGATGCTTGGTAGAACAGACGAACAAAGGCGTCTTGTAAAAGATATAATCGGAAAAGATACGTACGAAGTTTGGGAAGCGACTGCAGGATTTATGGCAGAACTTCAGGGCAATCCGCTTGCTGCTCGTGGTATTGTTATGAAGGGAGTTCCCCGTTCGTTATCTGTGGAAAGCTACATCAGTAGGCTTTACGCTATCAACAGAGGCGTTGTTCGTGTTCAGTACGTGGGGACGGAAGCTGCGTTACAACAACTAAGAACACGCAACTTTAACTTTTTGCAATCTGTGGTCACTGATCCGGAACTTGGTTCACTGTTCCTTGAGATGGTCCGTATCGGTAAGCCCCTTACGCCAGCCAGAGACGCCAGATTCCGCCAGCTTCTTTTGCAAACAGCAGCTTTGCACTCTAGAATTCACGGCACAGAAGAAAAAGAGGTAGTGGATGTGACTGGACAAAAATTCACTGTCAGAGCCACGCCCGCACAAAAACAACGCATGGGATACGAGGGTGACTATACTGGTCGTTTGAATCTTCCCAGCCTACAACCAACGCCTTAAAACGGGAGAATTAGATGAAAAATTATAACAACGGCCCTCGCAAATCCGCTTCGTACGCTTGTGGGGGAAAGACTCGCAAGCCGATGATGTACGGCGGAATGGCCACAAAAAAGCCCCGCAAGAAGGCTCAAGCGGGGGGCATGATGTCAACGACTCCGATGCAGCAAAACATGCAGCGGAAGAATCAGATGCAGCCTATGGGCATGACAGCGATGGCTATGGGCGGAAAAGCTTTTCCTGACCTGACAGGTGACGGCAAGGTAACACGTGCCGACATTCTCAAAGGTCGCGGCGTAAAAATGCGTTAAATATATCTACTCGACTTGTCCATCATTTCATCGGACATAGATTTGAGATAACGTAAAAGGGTTGCTATCGAGTGTGCGCCGTCATACTCTGGCAACCCTTCGTTCATTGTACGTTCAAATTGTTCAATGTTTACACAGTCAGTATTCAGTTCTACTTTTCCGTCTTGGCGAAGATTAGCTTCGAACTTAAAAAGATTGGCTTTGCTTTGCATTGATTTGTTTCAATTCTTTTATAGGTAGATTGTAGCAATCGGCCTTGAATACAAATCCGTTATCCGGATCAATGTCTCCACGGCGGTATCGTGTTGCGAGTTCGTAAAAATCGGATTTGTTTATTTCACCAAGTATCCACGCTTTTGACGTGTCTGTCAGTATTCGAACAAAGACGTAGCTATCACAGTCTTGCTTGGAGCCGTGTGCAGCAACGGAGCAATCGTAATTACTTCGCGGCGCAGTGTTACACCGCTTTGTCTTCACGTCAATACGTCGTCCGTTTTTAACAAGATCGTAGTCGTAGGTGTTCGCTTCAGTAGCACCCAGCGCGTCCGCTACAATAATCTCGCCAATGGCACCAACAACATTACTTAGGCTACCAGTTATGCTGCCCTGTAGATTACCTACAGAGGCAGCTTTTATTTTGGCACGGCTAATGATATCAGGAGTTATCTGAATCGGAGTCATTTACAGCCTCGTCAATTTCGCCTTGAATAAAAGACGCCGCAAGGGAGTTACCAAAGTATTCCCGTGCTGCCCGCATTTCATCCAGCCCAAACTGGGCCGAAGATATACGTGCATCAAGATCGTCAATGTGACGTAGGTAGTATTGTTGCACCCCATCCAAATCGGACACGTTAACTTGTTTGTCGTTTATTGTAATCGTTCGCTGAGTATCACTCATCTTTTGTTCCTTGTCTTTCAAAAATGTCTATTGCAGATTGTTCCGCAAGCTTAAACCATTCACCTTTTCTTTGCAAGCACTTGTTCGCAAATACTCTGTGTATGACTTTTTCTTGTTCGTGTCTATCGTCCGATGTCATTGTGGCTACAATTTTATAATCTCTGTGCGGTGATGAGGTTTGATATCCCAAAAGTCTATCATCAGCACTCACTGCTTTTCCGACTTTTATCCACTCAGGCCATGCTGGATTCACAATGGCGTATACGTATCCTTCGCTAGTCTTTTCGATTTCTTCGTGTGACCACGCATCGTCAAGCGATTTGTATCGTCCGGGCTTGTGCAGGGGGTGTGACTTAGGTATATACCTGCCATTAACGAACATTCGAGTAAGATTCTTTTTGGCGTGAGACTTTACTCTTTCTCTCACACCACTTGGACGAATGTACCACCATTCACCATCTTCGAATCTTGGCTCCGATCTTGTGTAATTTCTAAGATCGTTCTTTATCTTTTTGTTTTGCTTTTTGCCACTCATCCCATTGTTCCGAATTGCGAGGGGGATTGAATTGTATCCAATCCTCACCCCTCTTCCATACCAGCAATGTACTCTTCGATGTCGACTGTTTCGAAGTCACCGATTTTTTCGTCATTGATTACCTCTGTTAAGTTCTTTGTCAAGATATCACGCAAAGCGTAGGAAAGCAAGGCTTGACGTGCATCTTCACTCAGTTCGAAAACTACAGCGGCACCACCGTCTGACGTTTCAACGATATCTGTTACTGTGATTGATAGTTCCATGTGTCAATAAAACTCCTTGTAGTGGTGCTGGCAGTCACACATCCATTCTCTTAGCTTTTCCGGCCTATCCCTACCATAAATGGCCTCTTGATTTAAAGGGTCTACGAAAAGTACCAGCATAATCAACTCTTTTCTTACGCCGCATTCAAGTCAACAACTTCACAAACCCCAGCCGTACACGCTAACTCTCGTGAACCTGTAGTGTGGTCTTCTTTTTCGTACTCCGAAAGTGCAGACCAGTCTATGTACATGTCTTTGTACACCTGCATCCACTCAAGATAGTCATCGGGTTCGATGTCTTGATACGGAGCCTGTTGATAGGTGTGGTCACTGAACGGAAGGAACGAAACACCTGATGCCACGTCAAAGTTCGCGTACACCCACGCACCGACTTCCATCCACTCGTGTTCCTTTACAGAGACAGTGATTGATGGCTTGTGTTCGCACCAGTGCAAAGCGTACGTCTTCCACAACTCTAGCTGTTCTATGGCTGTCATCTGTGTCCGTGTAATAGCCCCCTCTGGAGATTTTACCGGAAACGAAAACACAGTTGTAGACTCTGGCTTTGTAACGTCACGTTCGCTGTGTACACCTTGCTCTTTAAGGAACTGGGTCAGCGGGTCTTTGTTGTCGCCGCGAACCGTACGGATGTAATAGTCATTGTGGCGGGCGTGAATACCGCTTGCTGCGTCCACTAGCTGAGACACAGTGCCCGACGGCTTGACACAAGTAATGGCACTGCTTTGTGGGATTCCTAGAAGTTGGGCAAACTCCTTGTTCGTATCCACTGCTGTTTGCCGCATTTCTTCGAGCCACTTCTTTGAGTCTGTATTCTTTGAAAGCACGGAGTGGTCCATGATACCAGTCAAAGATACGCCCAACAATCGTTCTTCTTCTGTGTTGTCCTTCCATATCTTCCTCAAATATTTGAAGTCAGTCAGCGTTGACTGCATGGTTCCGATAATGGTTGCAAGACGAACCTTACGCTTCAAAGACTTCAGGTCGTCCGTTTCGCGAACCACGCACTCCGAAAGGTTGCAAAACTCGTACGGGCGAAGGATGATTTCGGAACACGGGTTCGTTCCCCACATGTGGCCTTGTTCACGGCGTCCGTTGCGGCCCACCTGTTTGTCAGCAGCCTCACGGTTAAAGATGCCGCGCTCACCAGACTTGCTGTCGTACAGTGCAAGCCACTCCCGCATGAAGGTTCCCATCTCTGGTTTGCCTTTGTACGAAACGCTGTTGTTGGCGAGGGCACGTTGACCTTCATGTTCCCACCACTGACCCGATTTAGCGTGGGCCATTTGGTCATCGTTCAGGTTCGAAAGGGAGATAAGCGCAGAACGCCGCACCCCGCCAACAACAACAATCTCCCCAATCTTACACATCAAGTCGTGACATTCGATGGGGAATAGCTTACGTCCTTTTGCCTTTTTGAACATCTGGACGGTGAAATTAAACAGGTCAGCCAATGGTTGCGGACCAGACGCACGGCCACCCATAGTCTTTAGGCGTTCGCCCGCTTCACGAACCCCTGACATATCCCACGAGGGAACTTGCCCTGCGTAAAGCAACGCAATCAGTTCGCGAAATGCTTTGGCCCAGCCAATCTTGCTGTCGCCAACCGTGATGACAATATCCGAATCATCGAAGTTATCCGAAACAGTGGGCAACTTGTCCACATTCTCCCGTTCCACAGAGAATCCGACACCCGTACCACACATAAGAATGTACATGCACTCATCGAACGAACGGGGGCTGTCTACAGGAATGTAGCTACAATTGTACCCACAGATGTTGTCTCGCGCAAGGGCTGGACCAGAAGTCATCATTGCCCGCATGGACGGCATCACTTCAAGATTCAGAATGGCTTCCCGAATCTCCTCTACAACTTTTGTATCTACTTTGTAATTACATTTACCTTGTACTTGATTAACCATAAAGTTTACGTACCGGTCAACTGTCTCATCCCAGTTTTCTCTGCGCTGTTCGTCTTCTAGCCAACGAGCATAGCGCGACTTGTGGATAAATTGTTGATACGGTGTGGGCAGCATATTATTCATTTTATTTCTTCCTTTGTTGCGATAAGTTTATTCAAGTAGAACTGGGCTTTTTTGAGGTCTTCGAGTCCGTTTTTGTAACGGTATCTCCAGAGGTACTTGAGGATGTTTCCTTGCAGGTAGTGTTCGAAGCCGTCACCTGTCGCCGCCGCGATTGCGTCAAGGCATTCGATACCTGCCTGATTATAGTGTGGCGGATGGTTGACATTATCGGGCCTCACTTCTTCTAGCCAGTCTACATCTTTCCACTGGCGTTTCATTTCTATTTCTTTCATTATTTTGTTGTAGTCTGTCATCTGTTATCTCCACTACCGCTAATTGTTCCCTTTGCCGCACGAGAGTTAAGCTTGTGAATATTCATCTCTGCGATTTGCTGTAGCGAAAATCCTAAATCATCTGCAAGGACAGCGCAATACCAAAGTACGTCGCCAATCTCTTTTGCGATTTCTCCGTAGTAAAGTGCATCCGTGCGACCATCTCGAATAATTTTCTTTACCTTGTCTGCAACCTCACCGGCCTCACCAGCTAGACCCAGCGCAGGGTACACTATCTTTGATTCATCCGGATAGATGGCCGTTTTGCGGGCTTGCATTTGGTAGTTGTTAAGATTCCAATTGTTCTTAATCATTGTTTCTTTCCGAAGTCTACTTTTACAACATTTTCCCCTACGCTTTCAGGAAGCGGAATGTCTTCGTGCTTGAGCATTTCTTCTGCAAGGATTTTGAACTTTATAGATGCCACACCCATATCATATAGATCTTCTGCTCTCTCGCGTATGGCTGACAGAACTCCTTCTTGCATAATCATGGCGGCATCAAAGTCTTCATCTTTTTCGTACGTCTTACTTGTTGTGTCGTACGCTGTTAAACGAAATGTGCCTTCGCCGCCGTCAGGTCTTTCTTCAGGAGAAAGTATTATGTAATACCTGTCTGGAAGCAAAGACATCCGTTCCATAGCTACTGTCAAGTCATCTTCTTCTGTGTATGTATCATCACTCATCTGGTTTGTACCAATCTGCAGGGATTGTGCCCTCTGCCCATTTAAAGTTATACCGTGTTGCCCAAGTAGCATAGGTTGTTTTGCTACCCTTGTAAATCTTATTGTTGGCATTTTGAAAAACAAATCGAATATCTAGATCAGGATGCTGTTCCTTTACCAGTTGCATCTTTACTCTGTCACCCTTGTCTAAATATCCTTTTGCTTCGACATACACGTCTGATTCAGGCAAATAAAAATCCGGTGTGTAAACACGCGGCTTTGGAACGTAAGTTAATTTTACGTTTTCGTATTCAAATGGAACTTTATTATTGGCTAGGGATTTTGCTATGTGTAGTTCAAAGGTTGATCTGTATCCCGCCTTTTGTGCGGAACTTTTTTTCACAACGCCATTCCTATAGACGCCAGTCTTTTTAGAACGTACCCTGCCACTTTTGGGGATTGTCTTTCGATGTGAGAAAGTTCGTTTGTCAGATGGTTCAGAGGAACGCATACATTAACTCCAGATTGTGACACTCTGCTTATTGTTTGTATTTCTGATTCTACCGTTGTTATGTCACGTTTCTCTGTCTCTGCGGAAAGCAATCCCATTTCGGAGTAGTTGTCGCGCAACGTAAGAGGAATGCCTCTGGCGTTTTGACGCAAGTACACTATGCGGCGTTCGCCACCATGTTTTCTGTGCGACTCTATGTAGATGTGGTGAAGATCTTTATTCATCTCCATCAACTCTACATCGTAATCTCTTACAAATATGTAAGGCATTATACTTCCTTTTTTGTAAGCTTCGAGTACCACGTCATAGGCGGTGTCTTTGCCCGCGATGTAACCTTTGGATGCAACTGAGAGTTAGGCCAGCAATGATGACGATACCCACACAGATGACACGGACGCGCAAGTATTTTGTTGCCAGTCCGAATCACCTCTCCGCCTCGTTTATACGTTTCGAACTCATCGGGATACTTTACCATTTTTGTGTCAGAGCCAGTCAACTGCTTGACACGTGTCTTTGCCAAATCAAGATAATAGTTTTTATCTTCTCCTGACCAATCTCCGGATTCCACTACGGCGACTTCTCCGCTGGACTTGTTGACGACAATCCACCCACCAAACGGCAATCCAGTAGCTTCTCCGTACAAAAAGCCCTGCATAAGATATCCAAACGGATCATCTTCTTTTAGCTTTTCGTATCCTCCGAAATTTGTAAATTTATTTTTAAAAGCCCAGTCGCTTGCAGATTTAATATCCCAAACTTTTTCAATGCCAGCCTCATCACGGATGATGACATCAAGTGTGCCCTTTACTTTTATGCCGTCCAAGTCCAACTCTACCGGACGTTGAAAGTCAACGATATCGACACCTGCCTCACGCATAACAAGCATAAGAATAGACTCTGTGATATCGCCAAACAAAAAACGGAATAGAGAGTTGTACTCCATCTCTTCTTCGACACCCTGTTTGTCAAGCAACTGCTGACACATAGGGCGTCCGATTCCAGACATGCGAAGACGCCACTCTCCACGTTCACGTGTAAGCTGGCGCAACGCAGAGTCTTTGCACTCTTCCGCAAAATTAGAAATGCTAGTCAGGGAGACAGCGGTGTCCCCCTGAATAGCTTTTGACATGAAGTCTTGGATTTTAAGCAGCGTCAGCATCACTGAAGTCCGATGCAAGATCACTGTCTTCGTCAGATACCATAAGCTTCTGCGCTTCACGATAAGCATTCATAACATAGTTGTTATGTCCCTCAATCGTTTCGCGGAACATGCTAAACAGTTCTTTGTCTTCTTCTGTAATATCAGTGATTCCAGACAAAGAAGGAAGCGGAGTCCAGTATGTTACACTTCCCTTTTTGTTTTTGGCAGTTTTCATCAGAACCTCGCAGTGAGCCATCAGCTTCTTTTGGCTGGCAAGTCCTGCAATAAAGTCTGACATCGGTTTGAAACCAGACTTCTTAAAGTAGCATACCAGTGGCTCATTATCTACGCGCACAGATTCTCCGTGTTCGTCTTTGAAGTCGCCGCTGATTCTTCCGTAAATTACCTGATTACAGATAACAGCACGAGAGTTTAGGTAAGCAGGATCATCTTTATCCAGCCCTTCTTCTTCATCTCGTGACAGGCGACCACACTTGTTGCCCCCCGCAGTGTCAGGAAACGAACCGGAGAAGCTTGGTTTTTGTACCGACTTAGCAGAGAAACCGCCCCTGCCCTCATTCATTTCGGCGTCCCACAAGCTATACTCGTACATCCGAAGCAGTGGGCGCAGTGTCATCTCCGGTGCGTAAAGGAACCTACCACCAAGATAGATTTTCCAATCGCCACGAGTGAGTGCTGACCCGCCCTCAGTCTCCATGTCGTAGTTAATACTCAGGCGTGGAAGCCCTTTCTTTTCCTCACCAGAACTTTGTCCGGTAAGCTTCATCAGTTCTTCTGTGTTCTCACTGGAGAACGCATTTTCGATCAAGTCAAGTTCACTATTAATGTCTACTATATCTGTCCCTAGCATTTTTAACTCCTATGCGTTAAGGGTTGGTAGATTGATATTAGTCATCAACCACATCTAAGTCAAGCCAATTTTCGCCTATTTTTAATTCAATTCCGACAGGCATGTCGTAGCGTACGCCATATCTTTGTTCTGTCTCTTCAGGTAGAGCAAGCATTGCCTCCCGCATCAGACTGATACAAATGTCCTTTTCACTGGGGTGTACATCCAGAACAATTGAATCGTGAACGGTGTTGCAAATTACAGACTTGAGATTATTTTTTTGAAATAATTTGTCAAGCCTGACAAGAGCAGTTGGCAACAAATCTGCCGTAGCAAAACCCTGAACCGGATAGTTGCATATGTTGGTCCGCCCCACCGCTGTTCCGTACTCTGTCCACCGTGCATTTGGAAAGGCGTACTGTCTACCACTTGGAAGGGTGATTACGCGCTTTTCTACGGCCTCTCGCTGGAGGTCATCGTGCCATTGGGTCACACCCTCATACTTTTCTTTAAACGCCGTGTAGTAGCGTTTCTGGTCCTCTGTTCCGGTGGTGCCACCGTACAGCGGCTTGAAGGTGTGAGCCTTTGCTTCTTGACGGGTGCAACCAATCACACTGGCAGTGTAACTATGCACGTCCGTTCCGGCATTCACATCCACATATACTTGTCCGTCTTTGGCAAGAAACCCCGCAACACGAAACTCTAGTTGGGAATAATCTCCCTCAAGGATCGAACCACCCTCGAAACGGCTCTCGACAACCTTCCGTATAGCGAAGGTATTTCCACGTGGCATATTCTGAAAGTTAGGATTGCGAGACGAAAGGCGACCCGTTGCCGTAACACACTGCATAAACTCCGGATGGATGAAGCCCTTTTCATCAACATTGTTTTTTATTCCTTCTACAAAAGTGTTGAGGTAAGTACGAAGCGCGTTGTATCGGACGTACGATTTGACAAACTGTAAGGCATCACCTGACAGTTCCATTTGCCGTTCCCCAAGAGTTTCTTTGTCCGTCCTGAATCCGGCAGATGCTACATCGAACGGGTTGCGCGGGACAACTTTGAATCCAGCTACCTCTCGCGTAGGTACATACAAAATACCGGCACCGTTGCACACCCGACAAATACGGGTGGCCTTTCCCAATGTGCCGTCCTTTTTTGTCACCTTATATCTACCGTCTCCATAGCAGTTACTGCACTGCTGTCCTCTTGTTTTGTAGACAACATCTGTCATGCTCCGGACAGTTGAAACAAAGTCTTTGCGTTTCATGCGCGTCCGTTGCTTTGGTTTCATAGTTGCACCACGTTGCTCCATTCCCAAATTGAATACACGCGACCACGCCTTTTTGTCTTTTACTTTTCTAGAATAGAGAAGCATCGAACGATCATCCGGACTCGTCAGGCTGACCGGCGTGTCTCCCATAGCCTCACGAGCCATAGCGTTCAAGTTGATCTCCAGTTCTTCTAGTTCTTCTGTGTATTGCCTTTCGATTTCAATCAGCGTGTCTTTGTTTATTTTGAGTCCGTTTCTTTCGATGCGAGAAAGCGTGTCAGTCATCTCAAGCGACAAGCGTAGTGTTGGCAGTAGCGTGTTCATTGTAAAGTTCCTCAAATGTTGTGCCAAAGGCTTCTAGCTGTTTCAGAGCCACATGCTCTGTGGCAAGTACGTCAGCTATACCATACTCTTTTATTATTTCCCACGGGATGTCGTAAAATGTTTTGCCCGAATCCATGTACGGCTGAACAAGGTCTTTTTCCTTTTGCACTCCACCATACTTTTCTGCAAGAGAAGCAAGTCCAAGAGGCCACCTTTGGGCTTTTGATAAAACATACTCTGCAACCATAGTATCATAAACGTCTCCATCGTATGTGAACCCACACTCGCGTATCCACTGCAGGTCAAACTTAATATTCTGCCCAACAAGAACATCAG